AGCAGTCTATAATAGAATACTGATTACGTCAACTATATAACAACAGGGGTTGACAAATTAGGAAAACGTAGGTTATAATTAGAGAGTCAACGATTCACCCCACTAACTAACAACAATCCATCGCTAATTACTAATGGGTAAGACATACAAACGGGATGACAATCCCCTGAGTAATATGTCAAATAGACCACGAAGTCTTAGAGAAAAGAGAAAACAATCAAAACTAAATAAGGGCAGAGTTTTTAACAACAACTCCGCAGATACTTCCAGGACTAAGTATCACAAACCGTAACACCCTTAAATAATAACAATGCCAAACAAATATGAGGTCTATTGTTCTCTATTAGATGAGGGTAATTTGCCACCTGATGAACAAATAGAGTTAGCACAATTCTTAATAGATACAGGACTAAATGAGCAGTTGCTTCAGTATCAACAACTATGTGACTATTTCGTACTCGAAGGTTTATGTTATGAAGTAGGATTACCTACCTAAAGTAATACTAACTCGTATCGCTACTAAATGTTAATTAGGCACATATAAAAAAGTCCTTTGAGGTTAACCTACAACAGTATAGGGACAGCTATATTATCGAAATCGCCCATTATGGTACCTAGATATAGAAAAAATCCCGCAGGAAAAAAATGTCTCAGAAGTTGAAAAGAAAATACGAAGCTGAGTACGCTCAGTTCATCGGTAAGGAGTGGAGTAAGACCAAGGGTGGTGGTTGCTTCACTCTTTTGTTTGATATGGGAAAGGAGATAGGATATCACACCTGTAAGGAAGACTATTCATTCACCGCCAAGGAGTTCCTTAGAGATCTCTGGGAAGCCGAGGATTGGACTGCGATTAAAACGTCGAGTATGGGTGAGGTATTTGATATCAGTGATCTACAAAAGTACGACATACTGGTGATGAGGTTGGAGAAAAGACTTAATCACTGTGCTGTGTACTTGGGAGAAGGGTTTATATTACATCACAAAGCGTTCTCGAAGTCTAACATAGAAGCAGTAGAAACCTATATACCTTCGACACTGTACGTTATACGAAAGAATGCATAGATTCACAACAACTATTGAAGAAGATGATGATACAGGGGAACTGTTTGTTAAACTACCAGAGTCTTTATTATCTGCTGCTGACTTAAATATCGGAGATGTGGTAGAATATAGTGTAGAAAATGAAACTATTATCTTAACTAAAGATCAATGAAAAACTCTTTTGCTGATTTAACTGCAAGTGAATTGGAAATGTGTTATGATGCAGTTAGGTATTATCAAATGAATCATATAGGACCTTTTAAACACGGACCTTATGAAACTGCTAATTCTATCTTAGCCAAACTACATTATGTAAAGACCCCCTATGACAGATCACAAGCAGTCGGAACAGCAGACTGAGTGGACAATTACTCTCACTAAAGAAGAACGTCAGCTCATATGCAACTCAGGCGGTTGGTGTTTGTTATACAAGGCTGAAGTCTGTGGTGGCAAACCCCTTGAGAACGTTCAGAAGACGTGGAGATCAATCCGTGCTAAACTAGAAGCTCCTGAGAAGGGATTCATAGAGTAGTAAACCCCTCTGAAACCTTACCCCCGCGAGCGTCGTAACTAACTATGAGCTTTGACTTTGATATTGAAGATGAATACTTAGATGCTAAGTCTCTTTGCATACTGCAAGAAGAGATGACTAGCGATAGGTTCAACTGGAATCTATCTACTAAGGTGGAGGATCGTGCTCTTGATATGCTATTTCCGAACGTAGGACTTTGGAATTGGCAACTATGTAATGTAATGTATTCTAATGGACGACCTCTAACTGATGAGTATGACCTTGTACTGCCCTTAATTAATAGGATCTCACCGCGTGCGTTAATACGAGTAAAGGCGAACCTAGTCCCTATAACTGAGTCTAGGAGAGAGTACGAGTTTCATACGGATTTACATCCAGAAGGGTATGAGGGTGCAAAGACCTCGATCTTCTATGTAAATACTAATAATGGTTTTACTTCCATACGAGATGAGATAACTGGTTTTCAAAGAGATGTTGAGTCTAAAGAGAACAGGTTACTTAGTTTTCCACAGGAAGTAATGCATAGGGGTACCTCTTGTACTAATGCCTCAAATCGTATTGTTATCAACCTTAACTATTTTTAAATGATCGGATCCGAAATGTATGCTATCAGAGACTTGCTTCTCTCTTGCCCACCTGTGTATACCCTACCAGGTACGTGGACTAAGTGTAATGCTATAATTCCACACTATAATGCTAATCCTAATGCAACGTTTGCTATTTCTATTCTAGTGATCCTTATTCTGGGTACTGGTTATGGTCTATATAAAGCGTTCTTTGATAACAAGGAGTTAGCAGATCCTTGGGATGATCACGATGATTGATTATGAGAATGTTAATTGAACCGTTCGGACCTAAGATACTCAGGTCTTTTCTACCTGAGAAATACAGACAAGCTTTGTTAGCAGATGCATTTAATATGGACGATGATGCATCTCCTATCCTTGCAGGTCAAGTTAATGAGCAGTTATACTTCTATCCCGAAGAAGGGATAATGACTCCTTTTAACTATGCAGTGCACGAGTATCTGGGAGAACAAAGATTACATACTATCGAACCCTTATGGGTAAACTTTGCAGTAGCAGGTGATTGGCAACCTGTACACAACCACGATGGTGACTTAAGTATGGTTGCATTCCTAGATGTGCCAAAAGGTATTTACGAAGAGACTGAGATAGCAGGTTCCTTGTTCTTTCAGTATGGAGAGAGGATACAACATAATAAGAATACTTACGGACCTATTAAACCCCAAGTAGGAGAGTTCTTTATCTTTCCTAGTTGGTTAAACCATTATGTGTATCCTTTTGTCTCGTCGGGACAGAGGATCTCACTCTCAGGAAACATTTACACTTAACTATGGAACTTTTTATTATCTTTGGAGGTGCTTATGCACTCTACACAGTTGGTATGGCAATCGCTACTGAACTAGACTATCGTGCTGCTAATAAAAAATGAGCGACATACCTGAGTTTGAAAACTATCAAGACGAACTAGAATGGAGATTCGTAAAGATTGCGGAATCTATTAAGTCTCTTGCTATTAAGATAAAGACTGTAGAAGGATTCTTTGGAAGAGGATCTTCAATGATCCAGTATAAGATACCTGGTAACGATGACTACAGTGATCTTGCTAGTGTGTTTGACGATCTGTATGACCGTCTAAATAAGATTGAAGAAGACATTGCTATAAATGGGAGCTTACCTGATCGAAACAGGTCGGAGTTATCAGAACCCGATTGATTCACACGATTATAATCGTACCTATACTGCTGCGGATTCACCTCATATTGGTAATCTTGTAACGTCAGGTTCTGATGGAGAGATGTCAGTTGATAAGAATGCGACAGGCGGTACATATACAATTACAACTGGTGGTGGTGCTGGTTCTTATCAGTTTGGTAAGGATGAGGTCTATTATATTGGTACACAACAAACAACACGAATAGAATACGCATACGCAGAAAGAAGAGAGATATATCGTTGGTATTCTGGTAGGAGAAACGATCATCTATACTATGATCAAGTGGATTTGGATGATAGTTTACCTATGAATCCAAAAAGATATAATAAAGAACCACGTAACGGAAGAGAAGTCTTCCTATTGTCAAAAGATAGTCATACTGGTAACACTCAGGTATATTTGCATTATGATGCAGCAAACTTTAATTCATATCTATCAACCAGTAGTACAGGTGCACTAAGATCATTAGGTTATATTTGGTCATCACAGGCTGCTGCTGACACTGCACAGATTGTACATCCCTCTGAAGACCTACTACCTCTATACCACTATCGTAGAGCTAACCCTGTTGACGACCTCTATACTACAGATCCTACTAAAGAGACGAACATACAGACAGATGTGTCAGGTGTTCCCAACTCCCCTAATCCAGGAAATCAAGAATATCAGTATCAAGGTATATACGGATACGTGTTCTCACGTACTGCTCCACGCTATAGAAATCAATATGTTGACGTAGGTAAACCAATAAACACTGGTGAAGTGAACAGATCTAACTGGTATAGTTGGTCAGGAGGGTATAATGAGGACGCATATAACAATTCTTCGCCTCCTGCAAGCACTTTAGGTTGGGGAAATCCAGATAATGCTGAAATAAACGACTCAAAAGCGAATTTTGAGTGGTTTTATGGTAAAAATGGAGCTGTAAAGGCGTGTTTACCCAAATTTTTGGGTTTTCACGATGCTTTTGAGGGTCAATTCGTCTATTATCTGTATGATACGACATTTCCGTTCTCAGGACCGATATATGGTATTAATTTAATTACAACTGATGCTCCTTGTAACCCATCAACTGCTGATTGCCCTCACGATCCACATACATTATACCATTCTTACTACTATGAGATGCGTCAAGACGCTTGGGAGACCAAAAAGACGCATATTTCAGTAGATACACCAGGTCAAGATGGTTTATCCGAATCATTTTGGGCTGTGGGTACTGATGATCAGATGGTATTCTTTAGATACACTACAGAGACTGGTTTCTTCGTACCTGGTGAACAAGTAAATGGGTGGTTAATACAGTCAGTGCGTTACTTTGGTGATGAACTGCGTTGTGGTTTTATGAGATTGCAGACTATAGCAGGTGCAAAAGGTAATGTATTCACTTATCAACAAACATTTACCTCTACAAACAGTGGAACTGCTTCAATATTGGCAGGTTACGGTATTCCTGATAAAGCAGCATTCTTCGGTGTGTATGAATTTCCTAAGAAATTGTCCTATTATAAAGCAGAAATCGATAATGATGCACTAATACCACAAAGAAACTTCGATGAAGCAATTTTACAAGCGTATGTAAGTGAAAAAGGGGAGATTGAAGAGATAGAAATTATCAATGCAGGTAAAGATTACAAAGATCCTGACATTATTATCTCTATTCCAGACATTAGAAGAGTGGAAGGGTTCACTGATACTGCTACAAACATCCCAGAAATGTTTGTTGATGGTATTTCTGGTGAACCTCAGCTCAATTTTCAGACTACAGAAGACTTTGAGCAATCAAATAAGGCAGGTAGGGAGACAGTTACACATCTTGAAAAGCAAAAATGGGAGACAGATGCAGGTTATACTAAAAGTGTAAAGCAAGCAAAGGCATCTATCATATTAAATGAAGAAGGATGTATCAAAAGTGTAACCATATTGGAACCTGGTGCGGGTTATCAACCAGGTGAAGAGGTTGGTGTGCGTGTTGTAGAGCGTGATAAAGAGACTAGAGAAGACACATTCGTTGGAGAAGACACCAAAAATGTCCAAGCGGAGTTAGATAATTCATTTGATAGTGACGATACACCGAAGGAAGTAAGAGATGCATTAAAAGATCCAATGCGTATTATGAAGGAAGGATTATCTTCCATTGATACAACTATATCAACAGACTATGTAACTGGGTATATTGGTGTAGCAGATCTTGAAAAAGATGAAAAAACTAAGTTCTGTGACAAGATTCCTTCAGAGTGCTTATCACCTGACCTAGGAAAGAACTGGTATAGACTTGGAAATATCATAAATCCAGACACATATGTCGGAGGAATCGCTTCTTCACCAAATTCCACTCCAATAGCAAATGAATTGACTAAGTTTTTAAGTCCATCTGTAAGTAATAATGTTGCACATTCAAACTATTTGGAAGAAAAGACCTCAAATGGTCTGCCAGGTATGTTTGGTGGTGCTTGTTTAGAGACATTCCAAGCAAAACTATACGGAGTGAAAAGATTTTTTGATGTACCTTGCCCTATGACTGGATATGATCAATACGGAAAGTACAAAACTTTTGGATTTATCCCATACAAGTATTGCGGAAGTAAACAAGAAAGTGCACAGGTACGTGTTTCTATTAGTGTAGAGGGTGATGTATCTAAAAAAGGAGAGACAGTTAATCAAGCGTTCCTTGATTGGTTGGAATCTCTACCTAAACCTACACTGACTAGACCAAGACCTGTTATGGATGGTAATACTGATAAAACAACCAAGTCACACGCTTGTAATCGTGGTGGTGATGTGAATGGTCGTTGCTTTGCTACAGGTAATGGTACATATAGTTTTGTTCCTGAAGCAGGTGATGAGAATACATTTGACTTTGTAGGAACAGAACTAGAGAAGTTAGCTACGTGGGTAGGTCCTGGCAACTATAACAGTTACGGAACTGGTACAGTGGAGATTACAGACACGATGTTAACGCCACCTAATGACACGTATTCGCACACCTATAACACAATACAATTTGCTACGTGTACAAATGGCAAGTTTCCTAATCCGTGCTGGCACAATTTCATTGCTGATGGCGTACTTGATGTTTATAGTGGATATGATGAGAACGGTAATGGGCTTGCATCTGATAACATATGCACAGGACAACCTTTCTCAGACCCATCTACGTGGGTGCAGAGTAGTGTCTTAAACTCATATGGTGAATGTGCTGCATTGCAGAACATTGTGCACTCTACTGTGGCATTTGACACAGGTAAAACTAACGAAGATAATCCATACATAGAACTAGGACCGATAAACGGTAATATGCACTGGGTCAACTACCTTCCTGGTGCAACACATCTATTAACCCAATCATTAAAGAGATATGGTAATCCGTATTTCGACGAATGCGATATAATTGAACCTGAACAATAATGGCATTAGGAGTCTTAAAACCAGTTGCGAATCATAATGGGTTACCTGACACAGGTCACGGTATACCTATTCCTTCGACTATTCATAGTACACAACCTTGTAATAGTCCTCCTATTGAATTACCAATTATTGTTAAGGACAAAACTTGTTTATGGCCACCAACACCATTGGTTCCATTAACTGCTCTCAATCCAATGCGAGCAACAGTATTGGTAAATGGTTTGCCAATTATGATTAACTCTGATACTTTTACCACACACAGAAGTATCACAACCAATATTATTAACTATGTGTGCCCTTGTGGTAAGGCAATGTGCATTATACCGACTCCTATTAACTGTAGTTTGCTTACTATGGAAGATATGAAGGGAATTGGACACGGAAGAACACTATGGGCAACTACATTTACTGTATTTGCGTTCAAAATTCCTATTGGTCGTCTTACAGACCCATTAGGATTCGGTGTAACTGGTAAATCTTGGCCGTGTTCGTCTGCTATTGCCTTTGGAAGTCCAAATGTATTGGCAGGTTGATCTAAATATGCTACAATCCTACTAGATCATTATTTTTTATGGCAGTCTATTCGAATACAAACCTATTGAAGGAACCTAACCCTAAAAAAACACGTCAAGGGATGGGAAAACATAGCAAATTAAGTGCAACTTCACGTAATCAAAAGCGTAAGAGGTATCGAGGGCAAGGAAAGTGACTAAATAGACATATAATGTCAATATTAACGCTTAATGGCGTATCGGTTTAACGCAGAAAGAAATTTATCACGTCAATTCCGTGACCTCAGTATAGGGATGAAAGCAAACCCCAATACTGAGGATTTTTCTATTGTAAAGAATCAGAATGCTATTAAGCAAGCGATGAAAAACCTTATCCTGACAGGATTTGGTGAGAGACCATTTCAACCAACTAAAGGATCTCGTTTACGTCAGATGCTTTTTGAACCTTTTGATGTGTTTATGTCAGAAGAACTTAAAGAAGAGATGTTTAACGTATTAAAGACTTTTGAACCTCGCATCGTGGTTAATGAAATAAGAATGATACCTGGTGAACCAAATGAACTAGAAGTGGAAGTTGATTACACCATTGTAGGAGAGACCCTCATACAAACTGTTGATTTCTTATTGGAGAAAGTATAATGGCAGCAATTCCATCCAATTTAACCTCGTTAGATTTTACAGAGATCAGAGAATCTATTCGATCATATCTAAGAACAAGAGATGAGTTCACAGATTATGATTTTGACGGTTCTGCTGCATCATATCTTTTAGATGTTTTATCATATAACACTTATTATGCTTCATTCACCGCTAATATGGCGATGAACGAGGCTTTTCTCGAATCTGCGACTATTAGAGATAACGTTGTTAAAATTGCAAAACAATTAAACTATACACCACGTTCTGTAAAAGCACCAAAAGGATGTGTGCGATTTGCAGTACAAACTACTGTAATTGGTAATAGCACAGACTATCCTAGTAGTGTAACTATGATTGCAGGTGATGTATTTGTTTCTACAACTGCTGGACAGGGATATACATTCACATTGCCAGAGAATTTAGTTGCTACTGTTGATCAAGCAACTGGAATCGCAACATTTACACAAGTTGTGATCTATCAAGGTAATACATTAGAGTATGAGTACGTTGTAGAGGACGTTAAGAAGAGAACATATCTAGTTCCATCAGATGCTATTGATACTGACCTATTAAAGGTCTCTATTGCACCTAACGCACAGTCTGAAGAGATTGACACATATAACTTAGTAGAAAATATTGTTGATGTTGATGGAACTACTCGTGGTTACTTCCTTGAAGAGACTGATGACCAAAGATACAACGTAGTTTTTGGTGATGGAGTTATCTGTCGTCAGTTAATTGCAGGTGAGGTTATTAAACTTAAGTATGTGAAGACTGAAGGAACTGCTGCTAACGGATGTAAGAGATTTAGCTTCATTGGACGCATTCAAGATTCAACTGGTCGCTTTGTTGCTACATCAAATGTATCATTAGTGACCATTGACGGTGCACAAGACGGTGAGGACTTAGAATCTACCCTATCGATTAAATTCAACGCTCCTAGGGCGTTTAACAGTCAAAACAGGGCAGTTACCGAATCAGACTATGAATACATTACCAAAAAAGTCTATCCTCAAGCAAAAGCAGTAACTGCTTACGGTGGAGAACGCTTACAACCTCCTGTTTATGGAAAGGTATACATTTCAATTAGGACTAAATCAGGTGCTTTACTTAATACCACAACTAAAAAAAGAATCAGGACAGATTTACAAAAATATTCCATCGCTGCGATTGAACCAGTTATCGTTGACCCAATTACCCTCTTTATCAGACCTAAAACTTGGGCATTCTTTGACGGTAATAAGACTACACTATCAAATAATGAAATTGCGTCTAAAGTTCTTGGAGCTATCGATCAGTACAATTCTCAAGCAGAATCAACTCGATTTAATGGTCGTATTGATATCTCTGCTTACCAAACGATGATCGATTCATCAGATCCTGCAATTAGTGGTAATGTCACTCATATGACATTGGGTATGAACGTTGCTGGATTTAACTTTGGTCAAACATTTACTCAATGTATTGACTTTGGTAATGAAATCGCTAACCCTAACGATCTTTCAGGAGCAGACAAAGGGGGAAGTGGTACTGGCACAGATAACGGAGGTACTTGCACACCTAAGTATTCAAGTGTTAAGAGTGGTACATTCTATGCAACTGGTTATACCGAGAGTCTTCTCGCATTAACTGGAAGCACAAATGGCAATCAGATATCTTCTGCTTCTCTAATAGAGAATGACACTTCTGCATTCCTTCCAGTGAATATTCGTGATGATGGTTACGGAACTCTAATTTTGGTTACAAAGGTTGACGAAACAGAGACTGTACTGAAAAAGAATGTAGGAACTGTAGATTATAAGAATGGACAGGTATGTTTAGGACCTATCGATGTAGCAAGTACACCTGATGGAACTAATAGAATCCCTGTTACCGTGATACCTGCATCTAGTAACATAGACGTAGGTCCTGGCTTAGATCCAGCAATCTTTAACCCAACTGTTCAGTCGATTGATTACACGATTGATACAACAAATGCTAAAACATTTGACCCATTTGACTTTACTCCTATCAACTTCGATGGTAGTTCTATAAATATCATTGATTATCCAACCACTGTATACGAAGTACCAGAATTTAATTCTTGCTTCTAGTCTCTAAAAACATAAGATGAAGGCTATTACAATATCAGATAGGTTGCAGGATCAAATTCCTGCATTCATTAAAGAAGATAACGACCAGTTTGTCAATCTTTTAACGCAATATTATAAATCTCAAGAGAAATCGGGTCGTCCGTACGATGTTTTAAGTAACATACTGAGATATACAGATATTGGTTCGGGAGAATTTGACCCAAATTTCCTTTCTTCTACCTCTGCTGTACTAGAAAGAGTAGATCCGACACAAAAAACTATAATTGCAGAAAACGTAAATTACTTCCTCGAAAATGATGGTACAATTAAGATCGATGAAGAAGTCATTTACTATGACAAAATTACACACTCTCCTGACATTGTTTTCACGCCTGGTGTTGACAAAGCCGAATTCGATAGAAAAATCCAAGAATTCGAACCAATTTCTGATCAATTTGATGGTTCAACAACGCTATTTCCTTTAAGGTTACTTGGAAAACCTGTAACTCCTCAAAGTTCACAACATCTTCTTGTTATTGTAAATAACGAGTTTAAATATCCAGATGTAGACTATTTCCTTGAAGGAGATAAGATACGTCTTGTAAACCCCCCAGAAACCCCTACAGGACTGCTTACAGGTGCTATCAATACAGTTCGTTACCTAATTGGTTACACAAGCATTCCTGTACGTTCTCTGGACACCATTACTGTTGCTAATGATGCTAAAGAATTTGAATTAAAGTTAGACGGATCAAGTTATACTCCATTATCTACTGTATCTTCTATAGTTGTTGTTAATAGAGTAGAAAAACGTCCATATGAAGATTTTACAATATTTGAAAATAAATTAATCTTTAAAGAGGATATTGGTGAAAATTCTGTTATCGCTATTCGTTCAATTGAACTTATTGCACCTGAATTTGGTGGTGGTGCGAGTGCAGTTGCTCAAATTGAAGATGAGAAGTTAAAATCAGTTATTGTTAAGGAAGGTGGTAGTGGATATCGTTTAAGTTTCGCTCCTAAGATTAGTGTTGCGTCAACTAAGGGTACTGGGTTTGGTGCTACTGCTGAAGCACTTGTTAATGGTATTAAAGAGACTCAATTACTATTTGCAGGACAAGGTTACGCTTCAAACAATCCTCCAGTTGTTATTGTTGACTCACCTGCTGACCCTGAAGGTAAAACTGCTCAAATCCGTGCAGTTGTTGATGATTCCATCGAAGGGGTCTCACAACTCATTGTAGACAGTTCAGGAAGTGGTTACGATAGGATCCCATCGATCAAATTCCAGAATCCTGGTGGTGCAACCATTAGTAACCCAACGTTAACTAACGGTGTGATCGATCCTGATTCAATTACTGTCACAGATGATGGTTCAGGATATACTACTGCACCTCTTGTGTATTTGGATCTTCCAACAGGTGACAATGCCATAAGAGCTAACGTTGTTGCAACAATTGATGCATTCGGGCGTGTTAATGGCATTACAGTCGTTTCAGGAGGACAAGGTTACACCAGTGTTCCTAGAGCACGTATTATTGATCCT